CATAGATAAATCCTTGTCCACCTGATATCTTATCATCTGGATCAAACATATCTTGCGATGCGTATGTGTGGTTTGTAGCAACAAGTCCTACATTATGACTACCAAACATATTAACACAGTTTCTTACAAGTGCTGTAAGTGCCTTAGGTTTTCTACCCATGTCACCTTTCATATCACCTTTTGTAAACTGATCTACATCTGTTGGAGTTAACAACATACCCAAACTATCAATAACAAATAATACTTTTGGTCTGTCTTCGTCACTCATTGCTTTATAATCATCCATAAATGTTGATACTGTTTTAGCAACATCATCAATCATACTCATGTTTAATTTTAATAATTTTTTCTCATCAGTGTCTACGTTTAATGCTTGTAACCAAGTTTCATCTAGTGCGTTCTCTGAATCAATTAATACTACAAAGATACCTTGATCCTGTGCCGCTTTTACAATGTTACCAGAACAAATATATGACTTACCTGCTCCTGATTCACCTGCGAATACAGTTACTTTTCCTAATGGAATACCTTTGTTAAAATCACCACTTACCAAATAGTTAAGTGCGTAATTGCCTGTAGAGATCCAATCTGTTGGATCATGAAACCCAGCACTCATTCCAGTGATGGATTTTGTTAAAGTTTTTCTAAACTTACTAACGTCAAATGCCTTTACCATAATTTTTTACCTTTAAGTTGTGTGGGGAGTTGCCTCCCCACAATGTGCTTATTATTATTTTTGTTGTCTTGCTCTTATCATTGCTAAGATGTCCTCTGCTTTTCCGCTTGATTCAGCAGTTGGCTTTGGTGCTTCTTGCTTTGTTTCAGCAACCGGTTGTGCTTTCACTTCAGCCGCTGGTGCTGGAGTTTCTGCTTTCGGAGTTACTGGATCACCAGTTCTTGATGACAAGCCTGCCGGTCTAAAGTATTGACCAAATTTATCTTGATCATATGCTTCACCGTCAACAGATGCTTCAAACATCTCCTTCATAACCTTAACTTCTACTTCGCTAGGTTTTTTCGGAAGGAAATCATTAAGATTGAAAAGAGTATTGCTTTCAATCGCTTTGTTTTCTTCTTCTGTTAATGGAGTAGATTTTCTAGACCATGTTGATGTTGAATAATCAGCATATCCGCCTTTGGATGTTTTGATAATTCTAAAATCAACACCGTTCACAGAATCAGTTGGAAGGTCTTCCATATCTGGATCCATCAATGCTCCTTTAATTATTTGGAATATTTGTGGACCAATTATGAATCTTCTAATTGGATTCTCTGGAGTGTTTTCTTCACCGATTGGATCGTCTTTTACAAAACCTTGGAAAATGTAACTTCTTTTCTTCCAATATTTTCTCCCCAAATCTTCTAATTTAGGATCTTTGAACCATCCTCTTACTTCGGATAAGATATTACAAGACTCGCCGTACATTTCCATACATGGAACTTGTACTTGGACTGGTCTTGAATCAGTTTCACCTTTAATTCCTGCGAAAGGTAATTTGATCATTAACCTTTCTTTCCAGAAAAAAGTGTTTTCTTTGTCACCATCTGGCAAGAAACGAACAGTTGCCTGCTCTCCTTCTTTTAGATTCCAAAATGGGTAAATGGCGTTGTCTCCGCCTGTTCTTGAATTAGAGCCACCTGATTTAGATTCTTGTTCTTTCAGTTTTGCTCTTATCTCTTGTAGTGTTGCCATAATTTAAGCCTCCTTTATTGCCTGTTATTATTATATTATGTGCCTTTAAAATATTAGTATAGCACAAGACAAACATATTGTCAAATATATACTAATATTACTATTTAGTCAACCTGAATTGGTAAAGTTTATTACTGAACGCCTGCTAATCTTTTGATTTTGGCAATCTCGGGATCTTTATTTGCCATTAAGTCTTTGATTGTTTCCTGTGCAGTTGCCACAGCACTGTCACCAAACTTCTTTTCTACTGAAGTTAGTACTGCTGTTTCACCTTTAGGAAATTGATTTGAAGTGTAGTCAAAGAAACTTTTTACGAAGTCTTCTACAGTTTCTTCTTTGTTGTTGAATGCTTTATCTTCTTTGTCTTCCATACCAAACTTTGAACGCATCTTGTCTGATACGTGATCATAATCTTCTTGTGCGGCTTTCAATGCTTCTTCATGTTCTGAGCCACCTGGCTTAATCATTTCATCTGCTGTATCGTCGTCAATTTTATGATTGCCATCGTATGTGTATTCACCTTCTAAACTGTTAGGATCAACTTGTCCGTTGATTGCTTTGTATTTGATTGTACCGTGAGCCATTTCTCCATCATCACCTGTAAGTTCATAATCAAATGATCCTTCGTAATCTGTATCTAGATCGTGTGCTGTTGTTTTTTCTTTTACACCTTTGTTTCTTAATTTGTCGAAATTCTGTTTTAAATAAGCCATTGCCGCTTTGGCATCACCAAATTTTTCTACTGACTCGCCATCTTTACCTAACACATCATATACCATTTTACCATCTTTGCCTTGATACATAGACACATAAGGTTTGATGTCTTCAAATGTAATTGCTTCATCTTCTTTAGGTTCATTATTCATATCACCTGTGTCAATTTTTGAAACCAGTGTAGGATCTTTTTGTGATACATAATCCATTATCATTGGACGCATACAAGCATCTGAATTTTCTTTAGCCGCTTTTTGAATTTGTGAATTTAATTCTTGATCATCAATTATACCTGCTAGACTTTCAATACCGTTTGTACCATTGATACCTACAGGAAAATGTTTAGCCATTAATTTGTTTAATTGTTCTAATGCTTGTTGTTGTTCTTCAGCATCATCTGAAAATAAACCATTGTCTTCTCTTACAATATCATCCATTGCTGATTCAAATTCATGAAAGTTATCCACAGTCTCAATCATTCCGCCTAAAACTTTTTCAACTTCTTCTGGATTTGTATCTGTGTGTACAACTACGCCCTGGAATCTAGATTCATCTGGTTGTACATCTGCTGATATTCCTGCTTTGGATAATAAGTTTTGAATATTATCTACATCCATGTCTCCAACTGGATTCTCAGGATCAAAGTCGCCAACTAAATCATATTTTAATGTTCTTGGTTCTGTTCCACCTTGGTATCCATGTGCTTCAAATGATGTTGGACCTAATTCTTCTATTGCTGTTCTTTCAGAAACAAGTTTGTAGATGTAAGGAAACACATCTTGTAATTCTTCGTTGAATGTTTTAATAGTTAATTCGTCTATCCAAGATTGTTTCACATCTTCTGGAACTTCTGCTAATTCTGATTTACTGTAACTTTCAAATGATTCTTTGTATGCTGATTGTTTTTGTAATTTTAAACAATTTGATTTAATTTCTTCAATTCTTTCATCTACAACAGATTGATATTGTTTAAGACCTTCTGCCATCACACTTGATCTGTTCATGTATGTTTTGAATTTTCTTAATTGATTTAATTCTGAACTCATTTCAGAAATGTGCTTACCAAAGTCGTCAAATGGATTGCCGCCCTCTGATACGTGACGTGCCATTGCTCTAGCACCGTTTAAATGTTTAAATGGATATTTGAATCTTTCGCCTGCATTGTTTTCTATGAAAAGAGATTCTATTCTGTGTGTTCTACCACCTGCTACTGTTGGATTTACTGGAGCAGAATGTTTAATTACTAAACGTGCTTCGCCCACAGATTGAAAACTTGTTTTTGTTGTACCGTATAAATTTGATTCGCTCACTTTTTCTACCTCTTTTCCTTGTCCTAAAAAATCGTAGTCTCTTTTTTCAAGATTGCTTTTTGTGATATCTCTTGTATCAAACCCAAGCACTCTTGCTTTAGCAAAACTTCTTAATTCTTTTAAAAAGTTGTACCAACCGTGTTTTAATGGCTCATCTGACTGTTCTACAAAGTCTTTGCTGTGCATTACAACCAAGCCATCTTCTTCACTTATGCTAATACTTACCTTTCCTAGAGTGTTTCCGCCCTCTTTGAAATCGAAGTCAAAGAACCTTGCTTCAGTGGGTTCAGTGGTTGCTTTACCCTGTGAATCACCCAATGTAACCTGAGGAAATTGCCCTCTAATCTTGTTAAAAAGGTCTTTTGCTATAACATTTAAGTTCATATAGTGTATTTATCTGTTAGTGGCTTACAAATATAGGCATTGGCATCACCTTGTCTTGGGTGTCTTCATCAGCCTGGCTAAAAGACGAGTATATTTTTGGATCCCAGTCTTTAAGCACACTAATAATACGCATGATTAACAGTGTAGCACTCACTAAATCATCTGTTTGACCTGATTTTGCTTTGAATGATGAACCTGCGGCAATGAAACTTTTAAGTTCACTAATTAGTGGCTTGCTATAAATTTTTAATTTTTCTTTTTCAATCATATTTTTTAATCTTGAACAAGCAGTGATTTTTGTTTTATGTGTGGTATTAAATCCTTTTCTAAATTTTCTTATGTGTCCTTTTCTGATTGGTTCTGATACAAATAGACCGGGTATAGAGTCTTCACCAAAGTCGTTTATAACTAACAGTGCTGATTCTCCTATGGTATTGTTTTCAACACTCCAATATATGTTTGAGCCTGATGATTTTGTTTCTTCTTTTATGTAGTTACATATGTCACGCATTATTCTAATTTGCTGTGGAATAGGCGTTGTGTTGTGTTTCCATTCTGCTACTTGTTTGTATGTAGGCAATTCAAATACTTCAATTGCGGCATTGTCTCCACCTGTACCCATTGCTGGATCCAATGCGACAACGTAAGTGGCATGGGGATCAAGTTTTTTGTACCAACGTGTTTGTCCCATATTTAAAACAGGATCTGCACCTTCTAAAGTTGTTAATACTAAACTGTTGACTAATGTTTCATCGTAAACTAAAAATTCACAACCGTACTCACGTCTAAATCTTTCTTCACCAATACGTCCTAATTCTTGTTTTTTCCATTCTTCATCTCGCTCAGGATGTTCGTCCCAACTTGCTGTGTATCCATGAAAACCGTTGATTCCTAATTCTTGTTCGTTGCCGTGTTCATCAAATTTGTTTTGACTTTCTCGCCAAATAGTCGCAAATACATCTTCATCTGAGTTAGGTGTGGAAGTAATAATCGCTCGTCCACCTGTTGCTAGTGTTGGAGAAATAGAAGTCCAAAACTCTTGTGCTATTCCTGGATTTACAAACGCAAACTCATCACAGTA